TGAGGAATTTCAACGCTGATTTACGATCATGGCGCTTAGTAACAAAGGTTTCCAACACCTCGCCCTCGTGGTCAACGGCCCGCCAGAGGTAGTGGGTTTCGCCGTTGATCTTCACAAAAACCTCGTCCAAATGCCATTACCAGTTCGAGAGTCACACATCCGACTGGCACGCTTTTTGCGGATCTCGGCGGCAAACACCGGGCCGAACCTGTTCCACCAGAACCGCACCGTTTCATGGCTGATTTGGATCCCCCGCTCATGCAGAAAATCCTCCACATTCCGGAGCGACAGTGGGAACCGGACGTACAACATTACCGTTAGGCGGATGATCTCGGGACTCGTCTTGAAATAGCGGAACGGGTTGCATTTTCTCATGTCGGAAAGCTATGCAACCATCCTGCCCAGCTCAAGCCAGTTTTGTCTGACAGGACCATCTCATATAATTGATCCGAGTCAAAACGCTGGATATTCATTCCTGCTATCCTTAACGGACATAGTTCACTCTCAGAGGATGAAGAAATGGCCAAATCGAATAAAACCCCAAACCGACAGACCAATGGTCTCGCGGTTTTTCAGGCACATTTCCTTGCCACCCCTGCGGGTGAACACCTTGCGCTGCATTTCTGGCAGGCGCAGGAAGGTATTCTAAAAGAGACCGAAGAGTTCATGAAAAGCTGGTTTCAACGTCGGCACGAAGCGGCGCACACAGCGTTGAGAGCCTGTGCTGATACCGAAACCACCACGCCCCAGAACCCAGCTTCTGTGGCGCAGACGATTGCAACGTGGCAGTCACTTTCCATGCAGCGGATTGCCGAGGATGCTCTAGATTGCACCAACATGATGTCACGCTGTACGACCCTGCTGCTGAACACTGAGGCTGAAGCCACCAAGGAGCTCATGGAAGATGCCGCAACATCGACTGGTAAGACCGCCAATGCAATTCCCGTATGACGCTGAATTCAGGATGTGAAAGATGATGCACCATCAGGGCCTTTGAAGAACGGCAGTAGGATCGGAAATAAGTCACCGATCATGCTCATAAAATTAGACGGTAGAAACAGCCCATCAATCTGATCAAAGCCGAAAAACCTAGACCTAGGTGGTCCAAGGTTGGGGAGACGTGTAGCACCCCAAGGTCTCCGCACAAACTGGAGGGAACTTGGGGTGCAGAATTTAAGGTACTGTTTCAAAAAGTAAAGTTGTGTCGGCGGTAGGGTTTGAAGCTACGGGTATGCAGGTTATGATCCTGAGATCACAGCTTTGCCCGAACTCAATACTTTTCCTTTCCACGTCGCAACTCTGTCACCGCCGGCTACGTTCTCGGCTGCGTTCCCGCCGCTCAACGTTCAGCGGATGTTCGCGCCCTAATGCCCGCCAGAACCCTACTTGGGTCGACCAGTTTAGAAACTGGCTGAAACTGTCGGCCTGATCTTTATTGGTCGTTCGAGGAAAACCTTGCAGCTCACGCTTAAACGCCGGAAGCCATGACGCCTCCCGTGGCAACACAACTTTGCCTTCCTCAACCGGTGCACAGGCTGCGTTAAAGCGTACTTCCTTGTCCTGCACAGGTCGGATCGCTTCATATCGGCGCCGGTCCTCGCGAAACAAAACCTGAAGCAAGGACTTTCCGCTGACCGCATCCTCTATCAAAACACGATCCGGATCCCACTGTTGTACCAGTTGCAGAGTTTTGTTTTTCAGATCAGAGAAATCCAGCTGGCCGCGATATACATCCAACAGGTGCCAGAGATTTTCCTTAAACCCCCAAGTTGTACATACCGAGAAGTCCGATCGAGGATCGGCGGACATTCCTGTATCCCAACTTTGGACGATCATCTGATAACTGCTTCGTTCTCCGGGATCGTCATAAACGCTGAACCACTCCCACTTCAGAACTGATCCGTCAGGCGCAATCGGATTTTGCTGATACTGGCAATTGAAGGTCGCTGAACCCATTTCTTTGCGCATCTGTTCCAATGATTTGAGGTTCATCGTTTACGGAAACAAAGCCTCGCCCGATTGGCGGCGGTGCACCCGGCCAATCCCTGTCAATACCTCCTCATCTTCCTCGGCAGTGGCCTGCAGATTGAGATGACGATAGGTACCTTTATCGAGCAGATATCCGGCCGGATCCATCTCGTGAAGCCTCTGGGCGATCATTACCACGCGACCCTCAGACGGATTGTCAAACCGTGACACAAGCGAGCCCTCGATGAAGTCCTGAGCACGCTCCAGTTCAGCCACAGAGTCGGCATCACCGGCTTTCAGAAGATCATCAATAATGATGTAGTCGGCGCCGTGTCCGGTCACCGCCCCGCCTATGGAAACGGCCTTGCGGCCACCACCTTTTGTTGTGCGGATTTCATCTTGAGTATTCCCTCGTTTCGCAAGCCGAGTATTGGGAAACATCTGCTGATACCATGCGGAGGTTATGACGCGTTTGCAGGCCTCTGAATGCAGCCGCGCAAGGTCAAGACCATAGTGGGCCACAATGATTTTCGCACTAGGATCGTGCCCAAGCAGAAAGCCCACAAAAGCAACCGCCACTGTAATGGATTTTAGGTGACGGGGCGGTACATTTATGACGAGACGCTTGTTCTCACCCAACCGGATATTATCAAGTTCATAGCACATTGCCTTTACATGCCAGGCAGGTACGAACTTTCCTTCCTTTCCAGGATGCAGAGTTGCAAACACCTTCCAGACAAAGAAAAGTAAGTCGGTGCGGCACAGTGCCGTACTCGCACGCAACCTGAATTCAGGGTCATGGATCGTCATTGGTCTTCCTCCCGGTCTTCAGGAAGCCAAGGCTCAACCGAACCTTCTGGGTCGAAACATTCGTCATCCAGCTGGCTGGAAAAATGCTGAAGGATGGCCTCATCAGTCCGATCAAGCTCAGCTAGGATTGCTGATTGCTTTGCCTCCTGTTCCACCTGCTCGCTCAGGTTCGCATCAAACTGCGCCAGCATCTTCAGAGCCACCATTTCACCTTTTAGCGCTTTTTCCACCAGACGTTTTGCAAGGGCCTCAGCTTTGGGTATCCGGATCTTACGATTGCCTTCGCGAACCGTCACCGTGCTTTCCAGCTCCCGCTTCAAACTCGCGATGAAGCCTTTCGCCCCCTTCGGACGTCCATTCGGATTACCTGAAGCGCCCTTCTTAAAGCGGGTGTTTTTCGGTGGCTTGCCGTAACCAACTTCAAAAACTTTTTCCTGATCAGACATTGGCCATCTCCTTTTCCCGAGTTGTGGTTTGCGCGTTTGCACGCGCGTCAAAGGCTTCGCCAGAAGCCGCATGCACTGCCTTGCCCCCGGTCATTGCCTGCCAGCGACGAACAGTGACATCGACGTAAAGCGGATCCAACTCAATCAGGCAGGCCTTGCGCCCGGTCTGTTCGGCCGCCAGCAGCGTCGCGCCGGAACCGCCAAATGCATCCATGACAATGTCGCCCCGGTGGCTCACATCCATGATCGCATCCGCCACCAGTGCCGTCGGCTTGACGGTCGGGTGGTCCGCAAGGTCAGCTTCGCGCCCTTTCCCAAAACTGTTCACCCCGGCGTAGTCCCAGACATTGGTCCAGTTGCGGCCGTGTTTGCCCAGTTCCACATTGTTGATGTGCAGCGCACCGGGCTTCTTAAAGATGCAAACCAATTCGTGCTTGGAGCGATAAAGGCTGCCCATGCCGCCATTGGTTTTGTTCCAAACGCAAAGGTTGATCAGATCAAACCCGGAGGCTTTGCCGGCTGCGATCAGATCCCCAACATGGCGCCAGTCCATACAAGCCATGGCAATGCCGCCCGGCTTGAGAGTGCTATGCAAATGCTCCAAGAAAGTGGTCAGAAAAGCGCAGAATTCACTGTCTGACATTTCCCCGGAGGCCATGACAAACTCGCGGTGATCACCGCCATTGCCAGAACGCACATGCCCCTGCACACAGACGTTGTAAGGCGGATCTGTAAACACCATCGCCGGAACCTCGCCGTCCAACACACGGGTGTAGCTGTCCTCCTCAAGGGAATTGCCGCAAAACACGCGATGCCCCCCAAGGATCCAGAGATCGCTAGGACGGGTGATCGCGGGCTTTGCTGAATCGGGCTCCATCACGGTTTCCGCCGGAGCGTCTTCAGCGTCCCCCGCTCCACCAATGATGATGTCGATCTCAGGAACTTCAAAGCCCGTGATGTCCAGGTCAAATTCCAGACCTTCTGCAAGGCTCAGGTCCATCAGTTCTGCAAATTCAATCTGCAGAGCGGCTTCATTCCACTCAGAGAGTTCAGCCAATTTGTTGTCGGCAATTCGCAAGGCCCGGACTTCTGCGGCGCTGAGGTGATCCGCCACCACAGTCGGCACCGTCTTAAGACCCAGAGCTTTGGCCGCTTCAAAACGACCGTGACCGGCGATGATCACGCCCTTGCCGTCGACAAGGATCGGGGTGACAAAACCAAACTGCGCCACAGAGGCCTTCAGCTTGCTGACATTCGCAGCTGTGTGAACACGGTTGTTATTGGCAAAGGGTTTAAGGTCAGAGAGCGGTGTTTGAATGACCTTGTCGGCCATCCAAATCGGGCTGGTTGATACGAGGGCATCAGGTTTAATGTTTTTCGCAGGCATTTTAGCCTCCTTTAATCCACCCCAGATGGCGCTTTAAGAAAGGATCAATTCAGGAAAATCGGAGAGAGCACAAACAGCAACTCTCCGGATGCTCCCTGTGGATCCGTCTGTAGTCCGGCGGATCCGAGTGGTGCCTAGGAGACCTACAGGTCCCCCCTTGTTAAGTAGGGCACCACTTGCTTAGAATAAATCAGTGCCCGTGGCAATGAATAACTTCATTAACACTTTGTTAGTAAATAATAATCATGGGTGTGGTACCCACCGAAGCCCCCACATTCGGAATGTTTCAGGCCATCAGGGAAACTCTCATCAGGGGAACTTACATCCTGCGATCCATCGGACCGCAGTTGCCGAGCAAAACGGCACTGGCCGAGCTCAGTTGCCGCCTTCAATGCAGTTGCGCGTGCACCAGGTAGCCGTCAACCATGTCTTCGCCCAAAGCACGCAATGCCTCTAGGCGATGGAAGCCTTCAATCAGCACATACCCAGATTTTCCATTCCGCAGACGGATCGGAGTCAACTGGCCGTTTTCCAGCATGTCTTCGGCTATCTCCTGCACCTTTACAGGATCCAGTGTTTTCTTACGCTTGCCGGGAATTCGGATATCTGCAATTGGGAAGGGCTTTTTGATCAGCATAGGCTTATCCTGCACATCTTCTACTGATTTAGCCAGCCCTGACAGGGCGCGCCGACAAACCAACGCGTTAGCAGGCGGACCATGGTTTGCTGTGTTACAAATCCCATGGGCTGTGAAT